ATCGTTCACTTTCTATCCATACATCACTTCCGGAAATAAATTGATTTCTAAACACCTTCATTCCATTACCCTGGCTAAATGCAAAATCTACACTAAATTCACCATCATTCGGTTTTAAATTTCTTGGGAATACTGCCTGATCTATAGCATCGGTTAAAGTTTGTTCAGTCCACCCATTGCTGTGCTCCATTAGACCAAATAGCCATTGCCAAGCATCACGCGGTATTTCATCATATCCTTGTAAAAACCCACTTACATCAACATTGATATTTTCTACTATTTTTCTATTTTCAAACGTAATTTCGGCTCGTTGTTGTATTACGGTTTTTAAGTGCTTATACATTTTTTTGGCCCAGCCACCATGATCTGGATCTATAATAATACCACTTGTTATTAAGCAAAACTCAATATTTTCGCCAGAACCTTGATCGAAATTTACCATCTATCATCCAAATATTAAACTATATATTTTACTTATTTATTCTTTTTCTTTTCTTCTTTGGACGTAAATCAAAAAGAGCTGCTCCACAACTTATATTATTCTCAAGACCACCAATCCATTCTTGTGCATCTGGATTTGCATTTATTATCGGCCCACTAAGATACATGTTTCCAAACGCCAGATTAAGCAAATGTGCTGTCCAAGAACTTCTTGTTTTATCTATTCCGAAAATGAAAACATAAATCTTAGTTTTCTTTTTGTAAGCACCCAAATCAGAAGGAACTTCTTCGTATTCAAAAACTCTTTCTGCGATGTATTCTATTTCAGCACGCTGACCGATGGTTTGAAGAAGCTGATCATAGCGTGCCTGCGATTCTGGATTGCCGTCTTGTGATACTGGGCGTATATCAAGTCCTGTTCGGATTTTATAGAAATTAAATGCTAACATAACTGTATTTATTTAAGAGAAAACACGAGCAAATTGCCCGTGATTTTTAAATCTGTTAGATAATTTTGTCTATTATGAGCTAGAAATTGCTACCAATATATCGTAGCTCATATAATAAGTGTTGGCGTGACGATTGCAGCTATTGTGATGATGTCCATTATGACGATTTTGTTACAAGAGAATGATAGGTTCCAGCACTAGCACTGATCCAATTTATATCACTTCCAATTTGAACAGGAGAAGATCTATTAGTTTTTGTTCCATCGCCAATCTCACCACTGCCGTTACTACCCCACGCCCATAAAGTATTATCAGTTTTCACCGCGAAATTATGAAAGGTGCCGGCACTAATATTATCCCAATTAGTCAAAGCACCAACTTGAACAGGAGAAGATCTATTTATGTTGTCATTAAGTCCAAGAGAACCACCACCACTACTAGATCCCCACGCCCATAAAGTATTATCGGTTTTTACTGCAAGAGAATGTATATCTCCAGTACTAACACTAGACCAATCAGTTAAAGATCCTACTTGAACAGGAGAAGATCTATCAATTAAATTGCCAAGCCCAAGCCGGCCGACCCCGCCTTCACCCCAAGCCCATAAAGTTCCATCAGTTTTTATTGCAAGATTGTGAACATTGTTACAATCAGCACTAGCCCAATCTGTCAAAGCGCCAATCTGAACAGGAGATGATAAACTAGTTATATTTCCAAGTCCAAGTCTACCATTGAATCCATTACCCCAAGCCCATAATGTTCCATCAGTTTTTATAGCGAGAGAATGATTATAACCGGCACTAACACTGGCCCAGGTTGTTAAATTGCCAATCTGAACAGGGGAAGATTTGCTTACATATGTTCCGTCGCCGAGTTGGCCGGCGGTGCCCAATCCCCAAGCCCATAAGGTTCCATTAGTTTTTAATGCGAGAGAATGAGTACCTCCGGCTTTAACGGATGCCCAATCTGTTAAAGCACCAATCTGAACAGGAGAAGATCTATTAATAGCTGTTCCGTCTCCAAGTTTACCGTAGTAATTTCTACCCCAAGCCCATAAAGCTCCATCGGTTTTTACTGCGTGAGAGTGCTGACGACCGGCATTAACACTAGTCCAATCAAATAAAGCACCAACTTGAATGGGAGAAGATTTAGAAACAGTTGTTCCGTCTCCAAGATAACCATAACCTCCAGCACCCCATGCCCATAGTTCTAATGGAACAGTCGCGGAGCTGGCCCACATACCTAAAGGAACAGTAGTCATTACGCCACCGTATCAGCTGTTGTGATGATATCCATTATGATGATTTTATTGCAAGAGAATGAGAACCGCCGCCACTAACACTGGTCCAAGCTGTTTCGGAACCTATCTGAACAGGAGAAGATTTATTAACAACTGTTCCATCTCCAAGTCTACCATAGGAACCTACTCCCCAAGTCCATAATGTACTATCGGTTTTAGTGGCAACAGAAAAAAAGAACCCACCACTGACATTATTCCAATCAGTCAGAGCTCCTATCTGAACAGGAGAAGATTTATTAACAACTGTTCCATCTCCGAGCTGGCCGTTATCTCCTAGCCCCCAAGCCCACAAAGTTCCATCGGTTTTTACTGCATGAGAATGCGATGCACTAGCATCAACACTAGACCAATCAGTCAAAGCACCAATTTGAACAGGAGATGATTTACTAATAACTGTTCCATCTCCAAGTCTACCATTGGAACCTAATCCCCAAGCCCATAATGTACTATCGGTTTTAGTGGCAACAGAAAAACCGGACCCAGCACTAACACTAGACCAATCAGTTAATGCTCCGATTTGAACAGGCGATGAATAATTTGTAGTGTTCCCAAGTCCAAGCTTGCCGTTAGCTCCCTGTCCCCAAGCCCATAATGTACTATCGGTTTTAGTGGCGACAGAAAAATCGGACCCAGCACTAATGCTAGACCAATCAGTTAATGCTCCGATTTGAACTGGAGAAGATTTGCTAATAGCTGTTCCATCTCCAAGGGTACCATTAATATTATCGCCCCAGGCCCATAATGTTCCATCGGTTTTTACTGCAAGAGAATGGAACTCTCCACCACTAACATTAGACCAATTAGTCAAAGCTCCTATCTGAACAGGAGAAGATTTGCTAATAACTGTTCCATCTCCAAGTCTACCTAACGACCCGTAACCCCAAGTCCATAAAGTATTATCAGTTTTAGTGGCAACAGAATGGTAAAATCCACCACTAACATTATCCCAATTAGCCAAAGCACCAAGTTGAACAGGAGAGGATTTAGAAACAATTGTTCCATCTCCGAGTCTACCATAGAGACCTTGTCCCCAAGCCCATAGGAATGAAGGAGTCGCGGAACTGGCCCATATACCTAAAGGAACTGTAGTCATTACGCCACTGTTCCGTGTGCGCCAATCATAAACCATGTATCTGTGGCGGCTTTTCTAATTGTAACACCTTTGAATTGGCCATCAATAGTAGCGCCGCCGGCACTTACTCCGTTAACTGTGACACCAGTATCTCCGGTGACAGTTGTCACTCCAGCGCCTTTCATAATAATATCAATTCTTGTCCCTGTTGGGAATGCTACAGAAGAATTGAGTGGAATAGTTAAAGTATTAGCAGATACATTATCCATCGTAACAAGCTTTCCATCATCTGTGAGAACTAATATATATGTTGTTCCGGTTTGTGCGTTTATAGTATCGTGTAGCTGAGCATATGTATCATCACAGAATTTCTTATTTGGAATATCATCATCTTCTGTGACGTTGGTTTCATAATTTGTGGCTTCTGCGACACTGATGGCGCCAGTTCCCTTCGGTGTTAATTTTAAGTCTATATTGGTGTCTGCGCCAACGGCACGGATAATAGGTCCGGCACCGGTTAAAGAATTTGCAACATCAACCCAATTTATTGCGAATTCGCCGGCTGATGCAAAGCTAAGTACCACATTACTATTTCTAGTAATACTGAAAATACCGCTTTCCAGATTTCCACCAAGTTGTGGAGAAAGATCTTCAACAACGTTTTGTAGAAATGCGGTCGAATTAATTCCATCAAGTAGATCAGCATCGAGTAAGCTTCCTGTGCCATCTACTGTAATCAAGGCAGCTAAAATTTCGACGGCTGTTTGATCAGCGGTAGCATTATTTTCAATGCCATCAAGCTTTGCTCCATCAACAGACAAATCACGTCCATCAACGGTTTCTGTTGTTGCCATTGTAATGTTACCAGTCATTTGGCCGCCTGCTTTAGGTAATGCAGCATCGGCTGTAACTCCTTGGGCAGCCGTAGCAAAAGCAGTTGCTTCATTCCCATCCAATAAATCAGCATCTAAGCCAGAACCTGTTCCGTCATTAGTTATGTCAAAGAACCCAAGTCCTCTGATATCAGCAGCGGTTTGATCAGCAGTAGCACCTGCTTCGATACCATTAAGTTTAGTCTTATCGCTACCAGTCATAAAGCCAGACGCACCAGCAGCAATAACATCTGCATGTGCAGATCCACCCGCGCCAACGTGAGCAATAGGAGCAAAAGAAGAAGCATGTAATCCATCAAGTTTATCAGCATCTAAACCTGAAGTTGCTCCGTCATTTGATATATCAAAGAAACCAAGTGCTCTTATATCAGCAGCGGTTTGATCAGCAGTAGCATTATCTTCAATGCCATCAAGCTTTGATCCATCAACAGACAAATCACGTCCATCGACAGTGCTCGAAACAATGACCGCACCTGTTATGTTAACAACGCCTGTGCCTTTTGATGTAAAGTTTAGATCAACATTTGTATCTGCGCCGACTGAACGAATAATAGGACCAAAACTAGCAATGCCATTTACAACCTCAATATTGTTTACTCCAGTTTCTCCACCCGATGCAAAAGAAAGAACTACTTCTCCGCTAGTAGTCATAGCAAAAATATCAACATTTAGATCGCCGCCAAGTTGTGGAGATGTATCTTCAACAACGTTTTGTAGATAACGAACATCATTAAAGTCTCTATCTCCGACATGTGTTCCTAATGTTGGATCGGCAATGCCGCCAAGTAATTCTCCAAAGGATGTCCACATATCAGCAGTTTCATCCCAGCACCATTCAACATCTGTTTCTGATCCTCGATCGACTGTAATTCCGGCTGTCGTTCCTAGTGTTACAACACCGGCACCAATTTCTCCATCATTAATAACAATCTTATTGTCTGCGATGACGTGAGTAGTACTATTGATTGTTGTTGTAGTACCATTTACTGTAAGATCTCCGTCGATTACAACATCGCCAGAAAACTGTCCATTAAACGAGATAATAATTCTGTCATCAACTGTCTCGAAAAGATCAATACCGCTACCTTCGACTAATCTTCTAAATGTTCTTTCTCCGCGACGATTTCTAAATAATTTAACCGGTGTCATTTTGTCCGCAAGCTCCTCTAAATAAAAATATATTTTATACCTCTATTTATTAAAAAGAGAAGTTCCAGCTGACTTTAAAAGTCAACTGGAACTTCTTACTGAAAATCAAAGAAAGCTAGGTATTTTAATTTATATACCGCTACAATCCTAGCCTTGGCTTTTTACAACTACACACTTATCAAACAATAGCAAGTATACGGCAATAACCATCTACTCTTTATGTCTATCGTAATAAGTGTAACCTCCAAGGCTGGCTGTAGTTAAAATCGCCAATAAGCGGTGGAAAAATTCCAAAAATTTCTACCTAGGGCTCGTTTGAAGGAGCCCTAGGATTTTTTACTCTAGATTATAGAGATCCTGAGAAGACAACAGCGAAGTTATCGGCATTGCCGCCAACATCACTATTCCAGGTGTTCAACCCTGATGGTTCTGCACCTTCTGTACGAAGCTTGTCACCAAGATCGTCAAGAAGTTCAGTAAGACCAACAGCTTTCAAGTCGGAAGCTAGTGGGTTACCAGAACCATTTGGAACATCTGCAAAAACAGCAGTGTGTTCAACAGCAAATCTGAAAACGGTGCCTTCGTGGTTAATAGTGGAACCGGCGCCAAGGAAGACATTGGCAGCAAGTACTACTGTAGAAGTGTCACTCATCAAGATTGGCTGTGCTTTTTGTGAGATAATTTCAATCATAAGATCTAGATTTCTCTGTTGTGCATAAGCAAGATCGTATGCAGCATCTGCAGTATACACAGTATCTGCATTTGCTTTGTCACCAAACGCACCCGTTGGGTTTGTAATGGTAACGGAGTTTGTTGCGCTAAGAGTAGAATCACTTAATGATCCTGCTTCAACGAGTTCGTCACGAGTAGCAACAACTCCTGTATTAAAAAATGGCATTCCAGGTCCACCGACTCCACCTTCTGTATAAACAGTAACGGTGAAAAAGTCGATATTACCAACTAGTTTCTCACCTAGAAAACCTGCGCCTGCAACTTTAGTAGTCATAATTTATTTTCTCCTAAATTTAATAGCGATCTTTTTTCAGTATATTAATCGCTAGCTTTCTTTTGTCGACCCTTCTTTTTATTAGCTTCCGCAGTAGGGCCTGGTCTGCGAATAATAGCAACGGGAGCTTTTTTATTATTGTAATAAATTGAAGCTTTTGGATCTCCACCAAAGAACGATTTACCATCTGAACGAAGTGGTTGTACTACTGTAGCAACGTTTCCTGCGGCTGTTGCGCCGCCAGAGGCATTTTCTTTAATAAATTCCGAAGCCTTCATAAAATACTCCATTTGCAGTAAGTATTTATTAAATATACCGAAATTTTTGGATTTAAGAACTTTTTTTGCGACGTGTAAGGTGATATCCGGCTAAACCACCCGCAACACCAGCGGCAGCCCCTAATGCCAGACTTTTTATGAAACCCATCTTAGGTTTTGTTGGTGTTTTTTGTGCTTTTCGGTTATCTTCACCTTCTAATGGCTTCAGCGTTCTGTCTTCCATCTTTTGTTTTCTTGAAATTGCTTCAAGAATAGGTAATAGTTCCGAACGACGAGCTTTTGACCTTAAAATCTGTAGCAATCTTGTCATTACAAGCTGTTTAGTGCTATGTGACTGTTTTGGCCATGTCATAACCAATCGTCTAATGGCACGATAGTTGCTATTACTAATCATTAAGCCATGTTCCAATCCTAGCAAAAATCTTCTTTCGAAACTTTCGTCGGTTTTGCCAGCTGCGATTAATCTAAGATATTTTCTTAAAAGTTGTTTGTCGATTTTTACTCTTTCAATAAACACTCTACTTGCTTCTTGATCTTTTAATAATCTTTGTTGCGGCTCGGCAAATCTACCAATAAGAACATGGATTAAAACATATAATTCGTTACGATGTGAACTCCAATAATCGAAATGGATAAGGTTTCCGGAATTTTTAATGTATTTTTGTGCTTCTGGAAGACCATAAAATTCATGTTTCATCATTTGTAGAGCACAGATATGGAGGAACAGAAGATCAGCAACGTCTCTGGCATTGTATTTCTTAAGGCCGGTTTTACCACCGCCTAATAATCTTGCTTCAGTAAGATTTTGTAAAAATTCCATTTATTAATCCAATTTTTTAAAAAATTCTTCGAGATGATCTTGTATTGAATATATTGCATAGTTCCAATGCGTTTTCGTATCTTCAGATCCTTCAAATTCATTAACCATTTTATTAAGTTTCTTTACTCTTGACATAAGCATATGCATACCCTGTTCGGCATGTCTATATGCTTCTTGTAATTGCCAATCTTCAGGAATAGGAGCTTCGTTTATTCCTTCCATTGCTTCAACTATTTTTCTCATTTCTTCTTTAATATTATTCATTGCCATATTCCATTTCGATTAAACTAGCTAAAAAGCTTTCAGGCGTAATCTTCAATCCATAATGCTCAGATACAAAAAAGAAATGTTCTGGGCCCATCATTTCAACCAAATCTGTATAAAATCCTGAAAGATTACTTACACGATGATGATAATCTGTTCCATAATCTTTTTTATTTACTTCATCCCAGTCTCTTAGAAGACCTGTTTTGTTTATCATATAATTTAAACCATCAAGCGGCATCAAATCAGCATTAGCTTTTGGTTTTGTAAAGTGATCAGCTTGAGCATAGCTGGGCAAACTCTCTAAACACTTTGCTCTAAAGTCTTCAAAGTTTTTCTGTTTAACAACGGATTCAGAAACTATATTCAAACTAACTTCACGAACTTCTTTTAGAACTCTGTTTCGTTCTACTTTGGCAATACTCTCGACAACAAGTCCCTTAGGAACTTCTAAGCCTTGTTTTGTTAAAGAGGCGGCGAAACGATTAAAAATATCTTCTGCTTGATCCGGTTTATATTTGATAATCAAATCTCTTAACTTTTCATAACTGTCCAAATCATCAAGCTTAGCATTTGAACCCGGAAAAAGAAAGTTTACAATCTCTTGTGGGTTGTCTAATATTATTTCTTTTTCTTTTCCAACATGCTCGGGATACAATTCTCCAAATTCTCCACGACTTATTGTCTTCATAGTAGACAGACGACCCTTTCCATCTTTCCTCTGTGGAAAATGACGCCATTGTTGCATAACACCTTTGTTTAGCAACAAACTTGGACCAATAAGGGCCAAGATCTCTTTGGATTCGGAATCTCTTACTTGACGGCGCATGTTTTGTAATACTGCGACTATCAAAATATTACGATATGTTCCGTTATGTTCACTAAATGATTCCGGATCGGGTGCATGGTAAGTAAATTTTAGCAAATCTGTTTTTCCAAGCATAAAATCTACTTGGACATAACCTCTGGACTCATCCCCGGCAACAGGAATTTTTGTAGGAATAACTCCCATCCCAGACATCGGACGACCTACGTTTTCTGGGCCTAATCTTTGGACTAATCTCGAAACAAGTTGATCAAATTCATACTTTGAATCGTCTACTGCTATATCAATATCGCCAACAGTTTCTTTCTTTCCAAATGCCCCAGCATTTGTTTTTGCGGCGCTACCTAAAGTAAGATCTTCAAGACCTCTCCTTATAACCTTGCCCTTATCATTACGCTCTGTAGCGTAAGGAATGCCAACAATAGGAGAAACATATTGTAATGTAGCTTCAATATCAGAGCTACTCATTGGTCCTGTACTTAGTGCTTTACCACCCATTAAATTTTGTCTCCTATAAGAATCATTACAAGTCCTTCGGAACTATTTGCTTCATTTATTTCTGTTTTCCAATTAGAAAAATCCATAAACAAACCCGCAAACGTTTGAAGAGTCCTGTTATGTATGTCCTTATCGTATTTATGTGATCTCCCAATCTTATCAGTATATTCTTTGTCTTGATATTGATCTTTATATTGGTCGAGAACGACTTTGAGTAATTTTTCAGCTTTGTCTATCAACTTTATCCATTCAACTTTTGTTATTTCTAAATCCATCTCTGAAGTTATTATTCTAACTATCTCTTGTCTTGAAGTTCCAAGCTTTTTCAACAGATTTTTCGCTTGATTAGTTCCTAGCTCGGGGTATCCTATAATTTCCGCCATATCTCTAAGTAGATTTCCTAAAATACCTGCCGTTTCTCTTGCAGTATTTACTCCTTTGTGTTTTGCTGTCAAAAATTTTCTTACTTGATGATTAAATTCATTAACTGTAGTAAAAATGTCCTTATCTACAACCTTATAAATCTCATCTTCACCATCTTCGCCGGTATTTTTGCTCTTTAAAACAACTCCTTCAACCCAACCACCTTCTTCTAATGATGGTCCCAACGATGACTCGGCTGTTCGAACCAACTTATCCAGCAAAATTTCTTTTATTTTGTATCTCAGACCTCCGCCTTTGTTTGATCTATTGCCTGTTATGGGGTCTCTCTCACCATCAATGACATCTTTTACTAGTTCTTTGACTTCTTTTACCTCGCTCACTCCACGCATTGCTAAAACTTCCAAATTTGTAGGAACTTTTTCTACTCCTTCTATGCTCTTAGCAGTAAAATTCGCAATATTTGGTGCGTAAAGAAACTCTTCTAGTATTTTTATGTCTTCGGATAGTTGTTTATTAAGTTCATCCACATCTACACTGAAATTTTGAACCTGCGAGAACGTCCAAGTATGATTTTCGTCAGTTCTTTCTATAGTTTCACCATCCAGTGTATAAGGAACGTCTTTGATTTCAACACTGGATTTTTGGCCTTCCAGAACATTAGCTATATTATCTATATCCGGGTCGCCGTGGATAGCCCTTAGAAAAATGATTTGATTTGGCCAATATGGAATAGCATTTGGTTTAGTTCCAAAAAGTATTTCCACTTCCACGATATCGCCTATTTCTAAGCCTGCTTTCATCATTTCATCGATCTGTTGCTCTAAAGCAAGATGAGCACTTCGAAAAGCAGTATCTTTAAATTCCTTTCCCCATTCTTCTTCGGAAAAGTATTCTTTTCCTTCTTTACCCATACGACTTGTAAAGAATCTTCCAGCCATATTAAGGCCAAACTTCAAATTTGCGCCGTCTACTTTTTCAGTGATTTCAAAATCTTTAAGATTTTTCAGAACATGTAAGAATTTTTCAATAGGAAGTTTTTGGTCATCAATATGTGTGATGCCTTCTTTTAAAATAAGTTTAGCTTCATTTTGATTAACTTCGAAGAGTTTCATCTTATCTTATTCATAGAAATTAAAACAGTCAAGCCCATTTTTTCGATATCGCTTAATTGATCTATTGTTTTATTATCTTTTGCTTCTTTCCCTGCGACGATTGCTGATTTTAAGGATGGCAAAAATTTTCCATACAGCTCTAAAGTAATTTCTGGAATATCGGAACCTCTTTCTTCATATGAACCAGCTTCAACGCCTTGTGTTACTTCTTTTGTTACTTCTTCCGCTGCGTCTTGTCCTATTGGTTCTTCCGTTCCGATATTTACACCAGCTTTTCTAGCAATATTTTCTGCTTCTTCGCGATCCATTCCATATTCATCTTGAATATGCTGTATAATTTGATCAGCGGTTGCGTCTTCGGCTTTTTTATCTGGGCCGAGTTTATCGCTTAGACTTTTTCCTGATGCTTTTTTATCTTCCGGTTCTTTTTTAACATCTTCCGGTGATGGTTCTTGATCTTTATACTTAAATGCCGTCCTAATCATTTCTTCTTCTGTAGCATCCGCACCCAAAACAGAAGAGGCTCGTTTAACAGCTACTTGCGATTCCTTTGCCCTGAGCCCAGTATTTTTTAATGCTGAAAAAGCAGCCCTTCGGACTTCATCGCTTGGTTCTCCAGAAACTCGTGGTTTTTCTAAAGATTCTCTCCATTTTCGTGTTGCAGCATTTTGTCGGTTGTCGGAAATTCTAACTCTTGTTCCTTCTTCCGTTGTTCCGCTCCATTTTTCACCATTAAAAATTAAAGTATATCCTTTAAATTTAAAAGAGTCACCTTTTTCGGGTATTTTTTCTATCTCTTCTTCGGTTAATTTTTCCATCGAGTTTTGTGGATATTTTGCCCGATCTATGATATCTATGGATTGTCTTAGATAATCTTTTCTGTTCATTTTTCCAATCCATTAGCTTCAAGATACGCCCATCCCAATAACGCTAGTGGTCTATCTTTATACACTTTAGGATTTCTTCGAATCCTCAATGCTTCTTTTCTTAAATTTGCAGTATTACCAGAAAACTTCTGTTTAAAATATGTTACATTTGAATCGAGATCGGCACCAGTAGGACGGCCTTTTACTTCTTTGGTTTTTTTGGTTTTTTTGGTTTTTTTGGTTCCTGTGTCATTAATAGCTCCCATAAGTTCTGACACGACAGCGGCGCCACTTCTAAATGCTATCTTTAAATCAGCTCTTAGCCCGTCTAAGCCTTTTATTGAAGCAATATCATTATCATCTAAACCAACTTGTTTGAAAAACTCTTTAACTGCTTCAGGATCTTTTTTGTCTTTGTCTGTTTTTGCAGCGTATTTAACCCAAGTCCGTCTTAAAATTTTAGAAATATCTTTTGCTTCGACCCTGCCCTCAGCACCTGCTGCTATATCTGAGAGACCAGGAATCCCTCCCAGGTTAGATATTATCTTGTCAAGAAAGCCGCCCGCTTCATCAAGCTGTTCTTTTGATTCGACAATTTGAATGTATTTTCGTAAATCATTTGTCATTATCTCTTTCCTGGCTTTCTTTAAGCTGTTTTATTTTACGGGTAAATTTTTTAGGATCTCTACCTCGTAAAGAATTAAAAAGACGTCGAGTTAACTCATCAGCTTCAGTGGAAGAGAAGTTTTCTTCAATTAATTTAATAAGATTAATGCCACTCTGAATAAAATGGCTTGCTCTTGATTCCAGAACAGTATACTTATCCCGTTCGGGAATCATACTGTCCAATTCGTCAAGCAGACTTCTGAATTTTTTGCTCATTGAAGCTAATCCAACTCTCTATCTTTACAACTTTACTTATTTATTAAATCTTCAGCGAATTTAATAGCTTATAAACTATAGTTACATCTTTCCACTCTGTTGTAGTCGCTTTAATCTTTCAGTTGGGGTTTCTGCTGGTGGTAATTCTTCTTTTTCTTCGACGATTTCTTCTTTTTCTGGAGTTTGCGTTATTCCTGTTGTTGGGGTTCGCTTTGCTTTCTGTAAAATTTCAGCCGTTGTGCTTGGTTTGTTGCTTGATGTTTCGTCGTCTTTATTGTAATAATCTTCATCAAGATTGTAAATTCTTAAGCTTATACCATCAAATCCTAAATAAACTTTACTATCAACACCCGAACTTGAACGTGTTTTCAAAAATTTACATTGATATTCACCGCGTTCTTTCATTGCTGGACTTGCATATATGGAAATAACATTATCCGCTGTCTGAATCTTGCTAAGTCCACCAGCAATCATTGCTTGACTTTGTTCGGATTCATCAATAGCAGTACGATTTAGTTGGGCAGCCGTAACACATAGAATATCAAGCTCGGTTGCTAATGCTCTTAATTCTTCTGTCACAAACTTATCCTTAACAAACAAGTCGCTGACATTAATACGTCGATTGATTGGATGTAAAAGATCCAGATAGTCAACAGCCAAAGCATCAGGAAGTTTATTCTTTTGTGCTTGATACTCCATTAAATATGCTTTCAAATCGTTAACCGTGCTACCAGCTGAAATATATTTTATTCTTAAATTACCACATGCTTTACCTTTCATACGAACTTTAAGTTCAACTTCATCAATTTTCCTAAATATTTCTCTTGCATCTATTCCAGTAATCATTGTGTCAAGACGTTTTGACGTTAATTCTTCACTAAGCTCTAGAGTTATATATACTACATCTAACGGTTCATGTCTTTCTTCTTCCTGACTTAAATATTCAATATACGATGCTCCCTCAACCCAATTCAAACAAATATTCTGTAAAAACAAACTTTTTCCTGCTCCGGAGCTTCCTGTAAAAATTGTTAGTTCGCCTCTGTTTATTCCCCCATACAATTTCTTGTCAATCATATGGAACCCAGTTGGAACGAGATTTTTTAGTTTCATTCTTTCTAATCGTCCACGCGGATCTTCAAAATAAGCTGTCCCTAAATCTTTCTGTAATCCAACAATAACAGCTTTCTTTACTAAATCCTCAACTGTTCCATAGTCACCGTTGTCAATGTGATCAGGAGCACTTAATACAGCTTGAATAATCGCTCCTCGTTGACAAAATCTTTCTATTTCTTTTAAGGTCCAATCTTTGTCGGATATTTTTATAGACGTGTTTAATTCTAGTTCTAAATCCGTCTCCACTTTTATTTGTTTTATTGTTGGCAGAGAACTATATTCATCAGAGTATTTTAAAATATATCCAATGGTTTCTTGTAATTCTTTGTCAAAATAAATTGGTTTAAGTATATTTCTACAACGTTGAAAAATACTCTCATCTGACAAAATATATTCAACTAACAGTTTTTGTTTTTCTAATCTAAATTCATTATCACTCAATTAATTATCTACTCCTACAATCTCGATACTCCAAACGTATTCATTATTCTTAGTTTATTTGTTGTTGCGCTACTAAAGATGCTTTCCAATGTAAAAAGAACCCCGTAGCGTTTTGTTGCTTCGGCACAGTCGGAAATACCACTATCCCAATCTGGAACAGACACTTCCCAGCCATTATTCAATGCTTGTTCTAAAAGTGTTGCGCCGGCCTTGTTTCTATCTGGAACAAGTATAACATTTTTCCTACAAGTATTCAATAGGTTGATCTGTTTTTGTGTTAAAGAGTTTCCAAGACAAGCAATACCTTTTACTGCTATTGCGTCTAATACTCCTTCGACCAATAGTACACGATCTACATCTGTTTCAAGTATATCCTGATTAAACAAATAATCTGCTGGCGTTTCTCCATAGTATTTAGAAAGTTTTTCATTGTCTGTAAATTTTCGAGCAGTATAACCTACAATCTTTCCATTATGGTAAAAAGGAATAATGATTCGTTGACGCATACTAAATTTTGTGTCATCACTCCAATAATAATTCCATCCATTAAAAACTGCTTCGCCACGTGAAGCAAGATATTCAAATCCTTCCAAGAACATTCCTGGAATTTCATCACCTTCAATCCAATAATTAAACGTATGTGCCTGTCGCGGTAGCTTAACTTCATCAAAATCTATTGCCACTTCTGGTACATTTATATCAATAACTGTTTCGAGCTTCCGATCGGATGGAAGCAATCTAAGCGCAATTGGTATTTGTTTTGAATCAATACCAAGTGCTACCATAAAGTTCATCAAATTTTTACTAACTCTGCCATTATGATCCCAACGGGTGGCGAATCCGCAGTTATGGCAATGCACCAGAATTCCTCCATCAGATTGTGGTGTCACTCCACAACGAAATCTTGTATCATTTCTTGCTTCGCCGCGGGTCGTACACATCGGACAACAGATATAATGTCCGCCAGATGCATTACTTTTCTTTTTTGTTGGCAAGTGTCGGATTATTAGTTGTGTGATATCCATCTATGCTTTCTCTTTATTTGTGATTATAGCAGAAATAGAGAAAAAGTCAAGTATTAGTTGCGATATAACACCTGGTCAAGAGTTCCTTTGTTATCCGCATCAGGAATATAACGGAATCGCACCCATCTAATACTTCCAGTAAAGTTAAATGCTTCAATACCTGTAAAAGTACAATCTGGATCTGGTGTATTACCAAATTCGTGAAACGTAAAAAACTCATTGAGTTTAATCTGGAACCAATCGTTTACATCAGACATTGGATTTTCTTCTAAGCTGCCTTCAGCAAAAAATTTGCCAGCAAAATCAGTCGTGTATACCGCTATAGTATGTAATCCATTACTTTCACACAATAGAGCATCGCCTGGTTGTGCTCCTGAAATAAATTCTGTTGGCGTTGTAGTTGGTGGCGCAATATTTACCGGAGTAAAATCGCTCCCTAAAAGCCTTATACTTTCTACCAAATCCGGAAGAACTCCCTCGATAAGCTCAAAAAATCCAGCAGCATTATGATCACGATCAGTAAACAAAAGATTTGTTGTTCCGTCCTCATTTTCAACAAGAATAGAATACTTGTAGAAACTAGCTTCAAGATCGGACAGTTCAAGAGGGGTAAAAGTGACACGAATATGCCCTTTGTGTGGGTCAATTGGTTCTACTTGCTTTTGTAAAACTGGAGTGCCACTGAAAAAATTTATCACAGTCATTGTTAAACATTTTCCAATCAAACTTACACGTTTACGATCATTATCTCGCACAATAAATTCTATAGGATTATGAGCGCCGCGGTATATACGAAAATCACTATCTCCAAAAGGCATATTATTATTCCCTATTCCATGGTCTATAGATGTCAGATGGATAACCTGTGGAAAACTAAAAAGTTTAACTGTATTTCTACCTGCCATAATCTAACGATCCCTAAAACTAAATAAAACTGTTGTTTATAAATACAACCAGTTAACAATCATATTTATTAGAAAATGACTCCAGAAGAATTTGAAATTTTAAATAAAAAGCATCCATACCTTACGTATGTCAAATTCTACGAGACAGAAATCATCGGTATTATCCAAAATATAGATAACCAAATGGTGAGTATCTATGACTATGGAAATATCACTAATAACGAACTGAAAAAGAAATTTGTTGATCTAGGCAAGCTCTGGTGGGAAGACAGTAATCAAAAAATACCAATAAACATTTTTCTACGAGAAGACTTCCTTATTTTCAGAAAAACATTAAAATGTTTACCTAAAAAAGATGTTAAAGAATTATGGGGTCCCACTTTAAGCTTAGAAGAGAATTTTCAGAAACGAATTAAGAGAAGAAGAATTCAACTGATAAGAACAGACGATAAGTAAATTTCCCCACCAAATTTTTTAGAGAATTTTTCAGCATCTTCCTTTATCGGCGAAAAAAAATAATAAGTTTCATCATTATACAGAATGGCCCATCCCGGACTACTATTTTTTGCTGCCCATTCTTGATAATAATCAAACCATTTATTTTCTTCTATTATAAACTTAACTCGATATTCTTCTGTCATTTATATCCACCTTAAAATAGTAACCAAATTGAAAACACTATAGTCCCCCAAAACACTAAATTAACAATTTGATTTAGAAGTGCCTGTAGCCATTCAGGCACTTTACTATTTTTGTCATAAAAAAACACATGCCAAAATAAAGCACCAGGTACATGGTAAAGGCCAATTAGCATATCCATTTATATCCACCTCAACTTAAAAGCCATCGCAGTGGCTTCATCTTTAAATCCCCATATTAAATGTGAAGTATAACCAACGTGAACCCAAGATGTTGCATCGACATTATCAACAAGCCAATCGGTCATTATCTTAGCATCAATTTCCTCCCAAGTCCTTACCATCGCAAAATAAATAAATCCTTTTATAGTGATATATTTGTTCAAACCACCTTTATCATCTCCACAACAATAACTGAGATCATCTATTCCATGCAAAAAGATCATTTAACTCCACCTCAATTTAAAAGCAACTGCATCTTCTTCATCTTTAAAATAAAAAAGCCACACAATATCAAAAAATTGTTGGCCACTAGAACCATTGTTCTGATAAGTAGAACCACCATAACAATCAAGTGTATCAGTAGAAATATCAAAACTCCAAACACCAGTTGTATTTTCATGTATCCAATCTATTCTTTTTTCTATTTTTAACCCTTTTATTACACCAATACTAAATTTATGTTCTGATGTTCCATATTTAAATCTTTCAAATCTGCCGCCAGCAAAATCAATTTCTTCTTCTGTAATCTTAAAAATAGGTGTATAAGATGGCTTATCATAGCCATCCCATTCTCTAACTATGAGATAATTGTAACCCAAATATTTTCTGGCGTCTATACTAATACTCATAACCACCTCAACTTAAAGCCTACTGCATCTTCTTTATCTTCAAAAGCCATTGTACAATAGTCTATTAATAACCATTTTCTTCTTGAATTTTCATTGTTCCATTCTTCAATAGCAAAATATTTTGGTAACGATATGTTAGGAAATTCTACTGTATGTGGATATTTTTTTCTTCCAAAAAGTCCCATCCAATAGAAAAAACTATTCCAAGTAAGTATGCTTTTATTTGTCACGACCACCTCAACTTAAAAGCAACAGCATCTTCTTTATAATAAAAATCAAAACAACGATGCATATGTGAAAAATATATTTTAGGAGTGAGATTCAAATTTTCATGAATCCATTTCTTTGCTTCTTTTGGATCAGTATCTATCATAACAGTCGTATAAGGAAGTCTTTTTCTTCTTTCCGTTCCAGTTAAGCCGACCCATAACCAACTAGACCCATAATAAAAAGGAGAGGGCAACCCAAATGCTTCTGCTATCTTTATTGGACCTATTTGTAATAGATAAATTAATTGAACCGTTACACGGCCAATAAAATAATCTAAGTAGGGTTTTTTTATTATATCCATCTTAACTTAAAAGCTACAGCATCCGCTTCCAGCTTGAAAAAATAATGACTGGCGCCACGTATGCTTGCATACGCAGACCATTTATCTTGAACAAACTCATCAATATCTCTTAAATCTATGTGATGTTCTGTTGGTAGAATTATTTCGTATGGTAATACTGCTAGCAATTGCGGGCGAAGACTATATGTATTATCACTAGAAAATTTTTCTCTGTCTTGCCAATTTACATATTTTTTAAAAACGGGACTTTCTGTGACCATTTTAATTCAAATGCTTCCGCATCTCCCCTTGTTTGAAACCAACATCCAGATGTTTTCATAACGTATCTTTTCTCACAGTTTTTTTTACACCATCTACTTGCTTTCTTTTTAGACTTACTATTAAAGTCATCCCCATGTACTACATAAAAACCAAATTCTTCTTTAGTACCTTTTTTATCAATTGACAATTCCAGAAATACAAATGCCAAAATCATTTTACAACCATCTTAATTTAAAAGCCGCTGCATCTGTTTCTAAAAAGAAATAAATTTTATCTGTAAAATATGTTCCCATAGAATAACCTCTTTTTATTTCATACGCAACTGCGTCTTGACAATTTTGTTCGCACCATCTTTTTATCTGTGCATGTTCTTTAAAGTCTCTTGGCATATCGAACATATATTTTTTGCCTGTTATCCATATTATTGGGGCTGGATCAATATAACCTTTCTTATTTTTATCTTCCCCTCCAAAAAGATGGAAACCAGGCTGTGGATCGAATTCATTTGTATCTTTTGTTTCTGTCATCTTGCGTCTTCCACTATCAGATTCATTTGAACAACTATTCCTATTGAATATGCGACGGCATGAGGCTTTTTAAAGAAATTCTTACCATATCCTTTGTCACCAATCTGTGGCTTCTCCCATACTGTTTTAGCTATCTCTGACCAAGATTTGTTTTGTAAGTGTCGCTTGGATGGTCTAATAACACCAAGAAGCATAGCAAGTTCGATGATACTCCTTGGTTTCATTTTTTTAACAATATCAAAATGATCGTGTATATGCCACAGTTGTTCAACAAAAAACTTATCATCGAGCATCTCCCAAATAGGCTCTTGTCCCATTAGTTTTAGAAGGTGTCCTTCACTCCTTACTCCATTGTATAAAGAAACGTTTAGAAAATCTACTTTAAAATAACCGCGATTTTCTGCCTCATCTGTGGTTATAGTTGTTAGGCCTGTTATTGGATCACTTGGGACATCTTGAAAATAAACTCCAACGTTGTGTGGTCGCACGTTGCCTGCGTCATCAATCATAGCTGCTCGTGTATAATCAAGTCCCGCTAGAGCTAAATCTCTATCAGAAAAATCAATGTCAATATCAGGGGTTTTTTTCATATTAAGGCTTGTCCATCTTATTGACAAGACTCTCTTCAACGATAGTAAGGCCCGCATCTAATTTTTTAATGACTTCTGTCAACTTTTTTATATCAGTTAATGCTCTCTGTAAGTCAGTCTTACTTTTTTCATGTTCTCGAACTAATTTTTGATAGGCATTCATGGACGGCACTTGGTAACGTGTCCCTTCTTGTAGTATGATCACAGTATCAAATCCCGTTTTTATGTCTATTGTTTCTCTTGCTTTAGTTTTCTTTTTATTTTTTCCACCAGAATACATTATTGCTATTTCTTCGGAGGTAAGAGTACCATCTTTATTCATATTCCATAATCCTTTAAAATCTTATGAACGAAATCTACGTCATTAGGATTTTTTCTAAATTTTATTTTCCAGAGTCTTATATCGATAAAATCATCAACAATACCACGTTGTTCATCCGACATGCGTTCAAACAGTTTATCTGCCGTAGTTGCATTAAGAAGGACCCATGGGCTAATTCTTCCAGTTCTAATACAATGTAATGCTGTACCTGGCTGTATCTTTTTAAAATAATCTATCCATTCTTCTTGATTTTCACTGGCCCATTGATCTATCAAATGGACAAATCTATTTAATGCTGTTTGAACATCTTCGTTTCGACAGATCTGCTTTGAATACATTTCAAAGACACTATCTCTCGTCCAATCCTTTAATTTATAGCCGTTTTTAATCACAAAATCTATAAATTGTTCTGGATTTACTAACCTCGTATTCTCAACATGTCGTCCAAATTTAACAAAGGAAATGTATTCTTTGCTATCCATGAAATCTTTGTATGTTCGTTTCTTACTATTTGGCAGTGTTCGAGTAACTTCAAACCATCTAAGCCACGAGTTAAATGCAAGTCTTACATGCTTTTGATCTCGATTAAACCAGCGACGTTTTTTAGGACACAGATGATTGATTAGTGTCCGTTCCCTAATAAATCCTTTCTCGCAAAATTCACATTCAAATTTATCCGTCATGATCTTGTACTAGTTTTTTAGTAAGTTCGTATTCTTGTAGTGCTATAAGTAAAGTTTGCCAGGCATCTTCTAGCGGTGGATAAGCTTCTCTAAGATCTTTATCGTTGAACTTCTCCATTGGATTTGTCCATTCGGCACTTCCTTTTTCATTTATCATTAAGATATCTCCGGGTTGTGCAATCTTTTCTGGTTCATAATATAATGAAGGTTGTTCGCATATATCTTTAATTCCATCTAACGATATTTCATAAATTGTTTCTTCTTCGCCTTCGAACCACATCTGTTTTTTATACATTTTTAATCCAGGACCCGTTCTTATTATGCTCATTTTAACCTCTTTGCTTCTTTTTTTATTTCTTTGATTTGATCATCCTGATATCCAAGCGTTTTCGCAATCTCGATAAAATCATCGATGTCGTTCATTTCAAAAAACATTTCAAGTTCTTCAATATTTGCGGTTGGATAGTATTCCTTTAACATTTGGATTACTTTATTCTCTTTTTTCTTAGACGGACCTTTTATCCATTGATGTCTAACTTTTTTCCCTATTCCTGCTACTGCTATTGTCAGATATTGAAGTTCAGGATGTTTTGCTATATCAGCGTTCCAAAAATGCTTATTTGCCTCATTTGTCGCACCAATATAGTATTCACACAGTTCTTTATTAGCATCAGAGGTCACACTTAACCAACGCATTGCTACAATGCCAGCAAATCCCTTCTTTTCTTCATCGGTCAGCTTTGAATAAAACTTGAAGTCACGACGATCCATTGCATCAAGTAATCTAAATAAATCTAACTTGTATTTCTTGTCTTTCATTATTGTCTCATAATATTATTCTGCCTATTATAGTAAAAAATAGCATCGAATTCAATAAATAAATAAATAAGCTTAGAAGTAATATTACCGGGCGATTTGAAGGAGATTTATTATGGGACGTCCAATCGACAAAAATTTTATTGGTGATCCGGCAGATGCTGGACTCCAAATTAACCTTACTACTGCTACACTTTTTGATGGTACCACTCTTACAGGACCTTGGATTGTTAGACAGCGAACTAATCTTAAATATGAAATAACTGATGGAACAAACACAGGTGTATTAAGCCTTATCAGTGGAACAGGACAAGCTCCTGCGGGATTTGCTACTCTTCGCGTTGTTCCAGTTGGCGAAGGCCCTACCGAATATCTAAGAAGCCTCCATGGAAATACTGTTAAAACATGGCAAGGAAATATATATTCTTGGGTGCATCAACTTGAAGGAAAAACTGCTACCGAAAAAGGTCAGGCCGATTTTAGTCCTGCAATGTCATAAGGAGAAGAAAAAATGGGAAGACCATTAAACAAACGCAACTTAGGAGATCCATCTGATCCTGGATTCCAATTAGTAATTAATATTAAAGGCGGAACGTCTTTTATATTAAATCAAAAAGGATCAAGTAGATTTACCGCAGATGATGACGGTTCTGGATCGCAAGGTTTAGTTACACTTGTTAACGAACAATTTCCAGATGCTGTTGGCGAAGCGTCAATTGAAATTCGTGTTGGAGAAAATCCGGGCGAAGATGCGGAAGCAACTTCTACACTAACAATAGTAAATGCAACTCTCATAGATGCTGGAACTGGTTATACTTTTAATGATAGTTTGACATTTGCTGAAGGCACATTTACTGAAGGTGCTGTTATTACTGTTACTTCAACAGTAGGAGAAGGCGCCGGACCAATAGCGACGTTCAATGTTTCTACTCCTGGAACCTATACAGTCATTCCTCCTTCTGGAAATGCCCAAGGTGGTACTGGAACTGAAGGAGCATTTTCTCTTGAATGGGGAGTTGGTGGTATTATTGTAACTGCCGCAGGCACTGGTTATGTAAATCTACCATTAATGCAAATTGCTGCGCCCGGCGAAGGATCTACTGCTACTGGTGCTGTGACTTCCTTAGATAGTGGTACAGTCGAAGAAGCTTCTGTCACTGATGCTGGATCTGGATACACTACGTCTCCAACTGTAAGTATTATCCGTGCTATAACTGGCGGATCGATCGAAATGGTTAAAATTTTACATAACCGTACAGCAAGAACGTTCCAAGGCAATAGTTATAAGTGGAGCCCTGGAGCAGGATTTTCAGGAGACGATAATGCAGGAAACATTACCGCAACATAAAATAGACGTATCAAAACTATCAAACATAACTATTTTTCCTACACAAATACTAAGTTATACATGGAAAGATAGTGAAGAATTAAATAAAAAATTACGAGAAGCAATACTCGAAAAAGAAAAAGAAGGCGAAGGCCGTCAACAGAGTAATGTAGGCGGCTATCATTCCGAATGGGATATGTTAACCTGGGATTACCCTTGTATTGAAGAACTCATCAATCGAATTCATCAAATGTCAGGTTATATGGCTAAAATAAATGGTCTAAAAGATGACGATACTGTTGATCTATCAATTACAGGATGGGCTAATGTTATGCGTTCAGGAAATTATCACTGTCCGCACAATCATCCTAATAACTTTTGGTCAGGTTGTTATTATGTAAATGACGGGGGCCCCGAAGAAAACATTCAATACAATGGATATTTTGAATTTTTAGATCCACGCGGAGGATCTGATATGCATACTTCAGAAAGTTTAGTTTCTCCGCGTTATCAAATTATTCCAAAAGCTGGAACAATGGTAATGTTTCCAGCATATGTACAACATTATGTTCATCCATATGTTGGCCCAAGAGAAAGAATTTCAATTTCTTTTAACGTCAGAATCGTATAGGAGATGACAATGCAGGAAATATTACCTCAACATAAAGTAGATGTATCAAAAATATCAAACACGACTATTTTTCCTATACAAATATTAAGTTATGCATGGGAAGACAGTGAAAAATTAAACAAAGAATTACGTGAAGTAATACTTGAAAAAGAAAAAGAGGGACCCGGCCTTCAACAAAGCAATGTAGGTGGCTGGCATTCTGAATGGGATGTGCTAACCTGGGATTATCCTTGTATTAAAGAATTTGTACAACGAATTCAACAAATGTCATGTCATATAGCTAAGGTACATGGCCTAAAAGATGATGATGATGTTAACCTATCAATTACAGGATGGGCTAATGTTATGCATCCAGGAGGCTATCATTGTCCTCATACTCATCCTAATAACTTCTGGTCGGGTTGTTATTATATCGATGATGGAGATCCATATGAAGAAGAAAACGAATACAGCGGAAATTTTGAGTTTATAGATCCTCGAGCAGGATCTGATATGCATACTTACGACGGTTTAGACTGCTTTCCACGTTATCGTTATACTCCAAAATCTGGAATGGTATTAATGTTCCCATCGTATGTATCACATTTTGTTCATCCGTATGTTGGCCCTAGAGTAAGAGTTACAATTGCTTTTAATGTCAGAATTTTACAGTAATATTAGAACATCTGTCTGATATCTAAAATATCCGGAAGTTTATTTTTAGGATCTACGAAGAAAGCACACAATGGATTTTCTCCACCATCAAGAGGAATACAAAGCATATGTTCTGGTTTTATTGTTGGAACAGTCCATCGCACTTCTTGATAAATGTTTACTATGTCAATAGGAAGAAATGACGGCATATATCCAATACACGGATTAAATGTAAATACAGAAAAATCTCTTCCATTTAGACTTGTTATTGGCATTATTTCTAAGTCACCGAAATCACGGTCACCTAATAATACACACCAATGTAAGGGAACTTGAATTCTAAAATCTCCAATTTTTAATTCGGCGGCGGCCCTAGCAAAATCTTCAATAAAAACCATTGGGGCAAATTTATAGTCTACATCCTCAGGATCGGTATAATCTAAAATACAGTAATATAATGTTGTCGTTTCATTAGGAATACGATTTGTGTCAAAACTTTTGTTTTCTGGTGTTAGTATATACATTAATTTCCTTAATAATTTACCTTAGTTACAGTAAACGGATACTGTACTTTACGATAAAACTTTTTTCTTTTAGTTAAGTGTCGTTTAGAATATTTCAGAGAACTTGTAAAATCCCATATCTCAACAAAATCTTTATCTTTTGCTTTTCTAATTCCACGTCCTATTGATTGAATTACTTTAACATAACTTTTTCCGGGTTCAATAATAACAAGATTAAAGATCCTTGGAATATTAATTCCTGTGGACGCAATGCCATACGTAGCAACGATTATCTTATTATCAGTCTTAGCAACTTCTTCGTAATGCTTCTTCCTTGTTTCAACTTTGTCACTTCCGCTTAGAAATATGGCATCCTCTAAGAAATCATCCAACAATTCTCCTGCTTTAATTCTATCAACCAGCACAAGAGTATTTCCAGTTTCACATAATTTTGTAATAGCTCCAGCAATATATTTCATTCTTGCTGGATTTGTCACAAGATGTTTAAGTTCTTCTTGATAGCTTTTGTATCCACCCTTGTCTTGCACCTGAATAATATTGACATGACATTGCGCCAAATGCCCAAGTTCTTGTAGTTCTTTCGCTGTTAATTGATTGACTGTTTCGCCAATGCTTACTAATAATGCAATTTCTTGAAAGTCGTGTTCGGGTATTGTTCCAGTCATTCCCCAACGAATAGGAATATGTGCTAAGGGGCCTGTTAATAGATTTTTCAAAATATCTGCTTTTGCTAGGTGAGCCTCATCAACAATAACACAATTTATCCCATCAAGAAACGCATCAATAACATTTAACCCATCAATGTCTCCCATTTTATTAAGATTATTTAGGCTCTGCCATGTACAAATGGTATGTTGTAATCCTATATCTTTTCTATCTCCGTAATAGATACCAACATCTAATCCAACATTAAGATAATCTACTTCCGTTTGCTTCACCAAATCTTTATTGGGGACAATAACGATGGTTCTTCCGCCAGTTTCTTTTTCAACAATATAGCTAAGGGCTGCGGTAAGAATTGTCTTCCCCGCGCCAGTACTAATCTCTTGAACACATTGGTGATCTCTAAGATAATGGTTGATACATTCTACTTGATAATCGCGCAGAATAATTGGTTGCCCTTCGAGCTCATGTCCTTCTGGCCAAACTTTTCCATCAAAAAGAGTAATATCTGCTTCGCTAAAATCAACGCCAAATGGGCTTCTTTGATCTTCTATTTCAATTTGGTATCCTGCTTCTTGAACAATAGGCAATAAGACAGGTAGTGCGTTAATAAAACTATTTCCGCCGACGCCACAAAAACTCTGTTTGCCGTCCCAGCGACCCATTCTAACGGATGGCATATATCTTGCGCCCGGCACTTCAAATTTAAGAGCATTTACCATCTCACGACGAACAACGGGATCTAGTCCGTCGAACTTTATATTACACTCATCTTTTATTATTAGAGTACAGATTTTATCCATTACTTCATTTATACTAAAATTACTTTATGTTTATTATACTATACTTGATTTAATTAAGTCAAGTTGTTTAATTAGGGGTGCCTACTGGACCGACCTCCGGGTCGATCGCGAAATTGTAATGGAGCACCAGGAACTGCTTTTAGGGGGAGCGTAGGCTGAGGTAGTTCATAAAACATTTGGCCGCGCCTATCAAGAGAATTTTCGAAAGAAAGTTTCATTCTTAATTTGCCGCCTTTTTCTCTAGCGTTTCTCATTCCCTCTTTAAGTCTTTTTGCTTGCTTTTTATTCCATGGTAAAACTATAGATAGAGGTTCTTTTTTATTTGGTAGAAGTAAATAAAGATAAATTCCTTCGTCTTCAGCAAAAGTATACCACAAAATTTCGGCATCTAATTCTTTAATGTCAGAAATAAGATGATTTTTCATCCATATTAATGAAATGGGTCTTGGTCTTCCTGTTAATTCAGCTAATGAACTATATCCAAGAGGGAGAAATGAAGCAAACAGAATAACCAAAATAGTTCTAAACAAAAGAGATTTAACATGGCTAATAGAAACCCAAGTTAAAATCAAAACGAGTATTGCCATTATTCCAAATAAAAACATTACAGCTAAATCAATATTCGCAAACATAATTTCTCCTATCGGACTGAACGGCCGGATCGTAATGGTATATAAATATCATGTACGCTTTCTGCATCCAATTTTCCATCTTTATCTAAATCAAATCTAAAAACAGTTAATTCTTGGCCAACTGATGTTAGCTCTACTGTCCTTGCTAATATTCGTTTAGTCGTTGCATCTGGATTTTCTTTCACACTTACTACTACAATTACCTCAATAGGAAGACTACCAGACCCATCTCTATATAAATGAAGATTAATTGTATATTCTCCTTCTACTATACCGCGCGAAAAAGAATTTTCATAATTAACTTTTGATACATCACCTTGGTGTCCAATATCGTCTCTAAGCAAATTAAAAAGAACTCCGCCTTTATTGGAATATCCAACAGGAACATCTCCTGGACCTTGTACCCAAAGATCAACATCAGTATCCAAAATATCTGGCCATCGTATCTCAACGATAACGTTACCGGGAGGGTTAACATCAATATTTTCTTTAAGCTTAGATGGATTAATGTGAGGAAGCAATAAAACAACAATAACAACAAAACCCATCAATGCCAGCATTATGACATCGCGAAAAATTGTTCCACCACCGTCATCACTATTATCAAATGGATTATAAATCACTCGATTTTGACTCCAATATTGATGCAACTAAATCTATCATTCCTTTTGCCAAAAAATGATAATTAAGTGTTAGCCAAAGATTAAGAACAGATCCAACTAAAGTAGTATAAAGAGCAACAGACATTCCTGTGATAAGTGTAGAAACCATAGGTCCAATAGCATTTACATCGGACACAATAGATGGATCAACGCCGGAAAGTGCAATAATAAAACCAACCACCGTTCCAATTAGTCCAATAATTACCAAACTATTCGCTAGATATTTTACAAACGCAATGTTAGAAAAAAGTTTTATTTTAAGTGCTTCTATTAAACTTCCTCGTGCTGTCTCTTTTCGTTCTTTCTTGAGAAGATTATATTCTCTCCAATCAGAACATTTTGAAGGGTCACCATTTTTGATATGATTAAGATCCTGGTTTATATTCCAAAGCTTATATCCACAAATAAATAATCCCCAAACAAAAATAACACCGATAATCATCACTATTCCTGTTGGATCTGCATTCATAGCCATTTGAACCCAGCCATTAATATAAGCAATACTAAGCAAAGCTACACCAAACAAATTCACACAAAGCCAGCGATAAAACAAAAGAAATTTAACATTATTCATTAGATACCTACCTTTTATTTGCGAATAATAAAATACTGTATTATTTATTATAGTTCTTCAATAACAAATAATCAAGTTTTATTTCTTTCGTTGTCTATATTCGGGAGGCGGAAGGCGGCTGCGTTTCTGCTCAAGCATTTTTTGTAGTTTTTCTAATTTTTTTTGAATACTCTCGATAGATTTTTGTTGTGGGATATACTGCTGTGGTGAAGATTTTTGTTCAGTTGCTATTTCTTCTTGCTCCCACCAGTCGTCAGACCACCAGTCGGAAGGAAAAAATTCTTCACTTGCGAGAGAAGATATTGGAAATAAAATAATAAGAGCGAATATTAATAGTCTCATTACAATGCATTCATTTGATTTTGTAGATCTATAACATCATTTTTTAATCGAAAAAGATAATCGTCTTCTGCGGCGCTGCGATTTTCAATCGATTCGAGTTCATCGATAACTCTGTTTAGGTTAGAGATTTCGCCTCTAAGAAATATTTTTGTGAGATTTGTAAGGCTAGATTCAAGAATGTCTAGTTTATCTAGTGTCTCGGTATATGCTTGTTGTGCTACACTATATTCAGATCTTGGAACATAGAACATATCCAAAACAAAACCAACACCGGCAATAATAGTACCTAAACCTGCTATAACAGCGATTGCAGCGCCAACAGATGTTAAACTTAAATTCATAATACTAAACCTCTCAATCTACAAGGTATTTATTATGATATTGCCTTCTTAAGATCTTATATATTATAATAAAACATGAAATATGACTTATCTTATGTACTATTTAATAAATACTATTGCTGGAACAACTACTAATGATGATACAATTATAGTTGCAAAACATAGACCAGAACATAGAGAAGAACATAGAGAAGAACAGAAAATGACCGGCAACGAAAATCTCAAATATAAATTAACAGGAGGCACTCCTGGATAACCGATCCTTCTCTAATGAAATTAGCGGAGGCCCGAGCAGGAATCAAACCTGCGTATCCAAGATTGCAATCCCTGGCGCATAATCATTCTGCCACCGGGCCTCATTAAAAGAACGTCTCCGGCTTTGGACACCGGGTACTTAACTTCAATCAAAGAATTATCGATTTTTGGACAGTCGATAATGTGGAACTTGATTTTAGTTATTCGATCTATTATACGGAGACGTTCTCTACTGTGTTATTTATTATAATCTATCAACTAGTGCTTGGTCAAGTTTATTTTTTTTCTTTATCTATATTCTAATGAAACGACTTACTACTGAACAATACTTAAAAAGAGCAACTAAAAAATTTGGAAACATGTTTGACTACTCATTGGTTGAATATGTCAATGCTCATACGAAGATTTCTATAAAATGTAATAAACACAATCATCTGTTTTCTGTCAGAGCATGTCGGCATTTGGATTCGAACACAGGGCGTTGTCCGAAATGTCGTGCTGAAGCTGTATCCAAAGCAAAGCTTATTAATCAAGAAGACTGGATTGCTAGAGCAATTAAAATCCACGGAAATACATACGATTATAGTAGAGTAAAGTATATTGGTAATGATGCCAAAGTAGAAATTATCTGTTCTAAACATGGATCATTTTGGCAAATAGCTAACAACCATCTTCGTGGCGCTACCTGTTTCAAGTGCAGCAAAGAAGAATATGGTAAAAACAAGAGATTAACGACATCAGAATTTATTCAAAAATCCATTACTACGCATGGAGATAAGTATGATTATTCAAAATCTGTATATACAATGGCTAATGATAAAATAGAAATTATCTGCCCAGAACATGGATCGTTTTGGCAAAATGCATTTTCACACTACAACGAAGGTTGTGGATGTTTAGAGTGTTCATTTGGAAATTCATCCAAAGCAGAAAAAGAATGGCTTGATTCTCTTGCTATTCCAAAAGAATTAAGACACACAAGAATAGTTTTCTCTGATGATACTTATATATTTACAGACGCTTATAATCCAAAAACAAACACGATATATGAATTTTGGGGTGATTATTGGCACGGAAATCCAGAAAAATTTAATTTAGACGATATTAATAAGCATACTAAACGCACATTTAGAGAGCATTATGAACATACATTAAATAAAGCTCAAAAAATAAAAGAAAATGGCTATAATCTAATCGATATATGGGAAAATGATTGGATTAACGAATCGTAGAATCGTCGATTCCAGCGATCCGTAATTTTACAATATGACCTACCTGCCATCCTTTTTGATCCAAACTTGTCGTTACCCCAATAAATTGATCACGTATCAGCATAAGACTATTAGTTGCTTGACTCCAGGCAACTACATCATCTTCACCATCGATATATTTTTCAATATCTCTAGCGATTAGTTCGGTATTATAATGTTCTTTATATGTTTTGAAAAATACAGAACGAATTTTTTTTAATTCTGTATCCATATAGCGAAGAATGGCTTCAATTTCTTTTAATTGGGCATAACGATATTCAAAATGTCCAGGAAGTCTGGCTGAGGCTTGCTCCAGACTTCCTTTAATAGCACATTCTTTTCTCGCTTCTTTTAATTCATCTTCAAAATACAGAATGGCTTCGTCCAAGCGTTCAACCTGTCCATGTGTCACAATTATTTTAAACCATTCATTCAAAATCATCTTCCTCGTAAAATTCATCAAGCTCTGGATGTAAATCTATAAGAGCTTCGTCAACTATTTCTTCATGTCCATAAAACTTTTTGACATTATAACCCTGATCCTCTAGATAGCGCAAAATCCCCAAACACATGATTACATGATCAGAGTCAGGAACAAATTCCTTCGTTACTTCTAGAAAATCAAAAAATAAATCTTCAAGATCTACTTTTGCCATGTTTTATTTTACTCCGTTTTGTCAGTCACTTCCTCATCCATTTTTCTACTTCTATCTTCTGCTTCAAGAATGTCTTCTCTTGAAATAGAATATGGATTTTCTTCCATAATTTGATCAAGAAGAGCAGTTGGAATGTTTTTTCGGAAGTATTTATGTTCTTGACTATTTTTATCGGTATAACGAAGCTTATTTCCGTCTTTTACCAATAAACCATCGGTTTCAAACATAGTAACCAATCCGGAATGCGGATCAATGCCCATAGACCATGGAATTTCAATAGTTGTTTTTTCAAATGGTTTATTGAATCTTGATTTATAAACCATCGCTGTTGTTCTAACTCCATGAACGCCAGTTGAAGTGGCAACTTCATCTTCTGCGTGAACTTCTTTTAGTTTATATTTTCTAGTAGCAATAACGATAGACGAAGCATATATAATTCCTGCTCCGCCAGTAATCTTTTGGTCGGGATTAAACATATCCATAGAATCGTATGTATGATTAGTCATTAAAAATCCTACATTCTTTTGCTCCACTAGATATACACAATTCTTCACGAATTTTTTTAGTTGTTTTGCCAATTGACCTTGGTCGCCTGGTGTTTTTCCCTTCATGAATTTTTCTTGGCCTGTTTCCGTTTCCAACATGCCTAACGAATCCATAACAACTAAGAATGTTCTTTCTGGATATTGTTCAGCTACTTCTTTAATAAATCTACTTACTACTTGAGTACAATCAGAAACAGTAAAAACGGGTGCTCGAAGAAAGTTATCCTCAACATTGACACCCGCATTTATATACCATGTCTTATCGCCTGCTCCTTCGGAATCTAACAACAAAATAAAAGTGTCGTAATTTTGTTGTGCGTTTCTCATTACATTTGCTGCTAAGAGAGATTTTCCCGATCCTGATTCGCCAGCAAACATTGTCACCTTTCCTATAGGAACTCCATGATTATAATCACCACTTATAAGACGATTCAAAGCAAAGTTACCAGAATCTATCCATATTTTTGGATCGGAAAAACCAACAGGAATATTCAACTTGTTTAGTTGATTCAGAAATTTAGTCGTATTTACAGTCTTCATTTTTTACTCCTCTTTTAAGAAAAATATGGGGCACGCGCATGGCGCACCCCATATTCAAGTTTGTTATC